TCTTGATGATAACTCCTCATTGCGGCGGGGTGAGTTAAACGTGGCAGGAGTCTCGCTGATGGATCCTACAGTGGTAGCCGCAATTTTGTAGAATTACTCTCGCTTAAAACAAGATAGTTATGATCGATTTGAGGGAGACACTTGGTATTTAATCCAAGCCTTTGAAGATCTAACTGACAAAACACTTCATGACCAGCCAATTCTACAACGTATCTTAGAATATAAAATAGATGGTAAACAAAATGCAGAAATTCAAACTCTCCTCAAAGAAGAATTTGACGTAACCTACACCCCAGAATATCTTTCCGCAGTCTGGTGCAAAAAAATCCCCAAACTAATCGCAGAAGAGGCTCAGTTTGACTACGTGATCTGGCAAACCCGCATTCGCAATCTTCCAACAAAAAAATGTACTTGTTGCGGGCAAAATAAACCAAAGCATCCTCTATTTTTTTCAAAGAGTAATACAAGTAAAGATTTTTATTATTCAATTTGTAAAAAATGCCGAAAAATTAAGTATGCGGCAAGGGCTAGGTCGAACACGACGCAAACCAACCCCTCCGCGCAATGAAAGGAGAGATGCTAAATGGCACAACGAAGATGTGCGAAATGCGGTCGTCTGCTACAAGATACCGATTTCTACACCTCAAATGACATAGACCGTTTCCCTCCCGACGGGAAAATGGCTGAATGTAAAAAATGCTGGACAATGCACGTTGATAACTGGGACCCAGAAACTTATAAACCTTTACTTGAGCAATTAGACATCCCCTACATTAAAACCGTATGGGATCAACTCTTAGAGAAATTTCTCTCAAAAAACGATCCACATAAAATAACTACAACAAGTGTTCTAGGTCGTTATGTTTCTACTATGAAACTTACCCAATGGCGCAAATACCGTTGGAAAGACTCCGAAGAGCTAGCCGCAAAGGAAGAAGAAAAATTACGGCAAGCGCTCGTACAACAGGGATATGCGGGCGAAGACCTAGAATTAGAAATGAAACGAGATTTTGGTCCTCCTCGACCAGTCTCTGACCTGCGGCAGACGGATGACCCCGCCGCGGATCCTTCTCCTATTGTTGAGGAAACTGCCTATGATAAAGAATTGGCAGACAAGTTATCAGAAGATGAGGTCATGGGTCTTAAACTTAAATGGGGTGATGCTTATCGTCTCAGTGAGCTTGTCCGCATGGAAAAACTTTATTCTGATATGATGGCCTCCTATGATATTCAAACCGCAAGCCACAAAGATATTCTTATTTTCCTTTGCAAAACCTCTCTTAAACTAAACCAATTGCTCGACAGCGGTGATATAGCAGAGGCGCAGAAAGTTGCAAAGATGTATGATACACTCCTTAAAAGTGGTAAGTTTTCGGCGGCTCAGGCCAAAGATGAAGAGGCTGACTTCGTAGATTCGGTGGGAGAGCTTGTTGCTCTTGCTGAGGAGGAAGGATTTATTCCCAAGTATTATATTTCTCAACCAAATGATATGGTAGATCAAACTATCATGGATATGCAGAGATATACTTATAATCTAGTAACACAAGAAACTAGCTTAGGTACGATGCTGGAAACCGCAATGAAGCAAATTGAACAAGACCGTGAAAATGAAAAAACCATGAATACCGAAGATGATGATACCTCAGATTTATTTAACTATGATGAAAAGCCTCTTACTGTTGATGATTTTAAAACGTTTGACGAATTTGAGGCTGAACTTGCGGCGGAGAATGAAAAGGAGGAGGATTCTTAATGGCACTTGCTGAATTAATTAATCTTTCTCCTGATATTAAAAAAGTTGGCTTGTCTGAGGAGCGCGTGCGGCAAGTGATACCTGTTGTGCGGCAGTTCGTCTCCTTTTGGCGCGCTTATCCAGATTTATTTATTGATTTCCTCTAGACTGGTGGAGATGAATCTAGACCTAAAAAATTAAAGTTTTATTATTATCAGCGGGTTAATTAAGGCCCCTTAATTTGGTAACAAATTAAGCAAAGTTACTTAAAAGCTGGGACACCCTAAAGCTAAATTGCTTAATAAATTTAGTTCCAATATAAATTTATTGAGAGCGAAAGCGGAAATAAGTATTTAGATGAGATATGGCGTAAGCCTAAGTCTTACAAATGGGCAATCAGCACTTATTTAAAATTGGAGGTATTTTTATTTTATGAAGCCACTAGGTAAAGATGGTTTTGAAAGGCGAATTAAAGAACGCTTTCCTGATGAACAATTTGATATTATAAAGTATGAAAACACAGCAGAACCACTAGAAGTCAGATGCTGTAATTGTAATGAAATAATTAAAGTTAATAAAGCAATAAATTTTTTAGCTCCAACAAAAGCCCATGGTTGTAAAAACTGTTTTGGACTATGGAAGGCTCGTGAGCAAAAATTAAATAAAATAAAAGAAAAATACGATATTATAGATACTTTTGTACATGATACTCATACACATTATACTATTAAATGTAAAAACTGTGGTCATGAGAGAACTTCTTCCTTGGCTAATCTTTATAAGCATTTGGACTGTGGATGTGCAACAGGAGTTTATAGGGGCAGGACGGCTGAAGAATTTTTAAATGAGGTAAATAAAAACTCAAGAAAAGGGGAATTTACTTTATTATCAAATTATGTAAATCAATTAACCAAAGTTTTAATGAAACATGATTGTGGATTTATCTGGGAAGTGCGGCCAAGCGATATTATTAATGGCAGATCTTATTGTCCAAGATGTAGACAAAAAGAAAGTAAAGGCGAATTGCTAATTAGCAACATTTTAAACAATTTAAATATAGACTTTCAACGAGAAGTAATTATACCTAACACTAGACAAAGATTTGATTTTTATTTTGAATTACAAGACAAAAAATTTGCTATTGAGTATAATGGTCGTCAGCATTTTGAGCCAATTGCCTTTTTTGGAGGCGAAGAAGAGTTTAAAGTACAGCAAGAACGAGATAAAAGAAAAGAAAAATATTGTAAAGATAACAGTATAGATTTATTAATAATTCCCTATTGGCTTACAGACACTCAAATTAAAGATACTATAAAAAATAAGTTCAACGACTATCTCGATATGAGAGTAGAATCAAGTGATTCGAAACAGTAACTCTCTTAGTATAAGAGAAAGATATAGTCTCATCTCATATGAAAATATGAGCAAGTCTTTATGGCTTGATGTCTAATTAACGACTAGACATAAAGATAATGTTTTTTACGAGTTACAGCGCGGTATAAGTATGTATATGCAGTTTTCCCGCGCGCCTATTCGAAGTCTTTCCTCTCCGTGCTAACTTTGATGATTAAAGCGATACTTTATCCGGGCGCTAAGCTATTTGTTACTGCGGGAGGCAAGGAACAAGGATCGGGTATTCTGAAGGAGAAAATCCAGGAACTATGCGATCTTGTTCCAGCTTTGCGGCGAGAGATAGACTGGTCACGTGGAGCAACAAAAGAAGGAAAAGATTATTGCGAATACCACTTTAAAAATGGCAGTATAATAGATAACCTTGCGGCGAAAGAAAGTAGTAGAGGTAAGAGACGGCATTCGGGACTCCTCGAAGAGTGTGTAGGAATCGATGGAGATATGTTGAATAGTGTGGTCTTGCCCATAATGCAGATAGATAGGCGCACCGCTTGCGGATTACCTGATCCAGATGAACCGCTCAATAAGTCGCAAGTGTACGTGACTACCGCTGGATGGAAGAATTCATTCCCCTACCAAAAGCTCATCTCTTTGCTAGTTCGTATGGTTATTGAGCCAGAGAAAGCATTCATAATGGGTGGAACATGGCGCGTACCCGTAGCCGTGGGACTACAGAGCAAATCATTTATTAAAGATTTACAACGAGATTCAACGATGAATGATGTCTCGTTCAGCCGCGAATTTGAGTCAGCTTGGGCCGGAACGGTCTAGGATGCATTCTTCGATGGCGACGCTTTCGATCGTTGCCGCAAGCTTCAAATTCCAGAATATGAGGTCTCTGGGCGATCTTCTGCGCGAGCCTATTACGTCATAGGATACGACGTTGGCCGCAAAGGATGTGCTTCGATCGCTACCGTATTTAAGGTAACGCCGCAATCTCAAGGGCCAGCTGTCAAGTCTCTTGTTTGTATTTATGAATTAATGGATGCTCACTTTGAAGATCAGGCAATCTGGCTTAAGAAAACTTATTACAAGTATAAAGCGCGTAGGCTAGTCATCGATGGAAATGGGTTAAATTGCCTAGCCCATGTAAAACTTTTTGAATTGCTGGAAACCCCTAACGTAAAGACGAGGGCAATCAGCAGCTAAATTAATTAAAATAAAACTTTTATTGGAGGTTTAAATATCTTATGGAAAAACGTTTAATTACTAATTGGAAGTATACTTTTAAGTATCCTTATTATGCAACCGATGATGGCAGAATTTATAGTAGTTATAGTAATAAATATATGTGTCCTCAACTTGATAAAGATGGATATGAAAAAGTAGCTTTAACTTGCGTAGATTCAAGGCATAGGTTTTCGGTGCATAGATTAATTTTAGAAACATTTAATCCAGTAGAAAATATGCGTGAGTTACAAGTAAATCATATTGACGGGAATAAACAAAATAATGTTCTATCTAATCTTGAATGGACCACTTGTTCAGAGAATATTAAGCATGCATATGCTAATAAACTTCATAGTCAAACAGGTAGTAAAAATGGAGCAAGTAAATTAATCGAGGAACAAGTGCTAGAAATCATTGATCTCTTACTTCAAAAGAAATATACTTATGCCCAGATTGGCGCTAGATATGGCGTGGATGAAGAAACTATTGGAGCAATTAAGCGTAAAAAGAATTGGACGTTTTTAACAAAAGATATTGATTTTGATTAAGAAGTTCAACGACTATCCTGTAAAGGAGTACACTGTAAACGATTGACAGTGGAAGCGGAAAGCACAGAAATGTGAAGATATAGTCTAATCTCATAGGAAACTATGAGCAGTTCATTAGAGAACGCGCTTGAAGTAGTGAATCAAGTGGAATACAAATTAAATGTAGGCATCGGTCTTATAGACTACATGGTGAAATCCCAAACTGACCAAAACGATGATTATTACCCACCCTTTGGCGTATATAATGATGTAGATAATGAGTACAAAAAATATAAAACAGATGATACAGAGCTAGATGCGATGTATATTATCAAAGCAAATGCGCCGATCAACACCACCGCGCATGCGAACTTCCAGTCGCAAATCAATACGGGTAAAGTGCGGTTTTTGATAGACGCGAATACGGCCAAAGCAAGGCTTCTCGGCACGGTAAAGGGTTCAAAAATGACACCCGAAGAACGCCAAGCTTATTTGCGGCCGTACGACCTCACATCTGTTTTGCGGTCTGAGATGCTTAACTTGCGGGAGGAGAACACTGGCACGAATATTATCCTTAAGCAAGTTAATAGAGGTATCCCCAAGGATACGTTCTCATCTGCTGAATATGCTTTGTATTATATTCGAGTAGAAGAAGAGGACCGCAAGCGCAAGAAAAAATTTAATATTGCTGATGCGATGTTTATGACCTAAAATTTTTTTGAAAGTTGGGGCAAAGTTAATTAATACTATTGCCCTAATTTTCAAAGATACATGAGAAGGTATTTTTAAAAGATTGAGAGGTGAGGCTAATAATGAGAGCGTCTAGAGGCGAGATTAAAATTGAAGAAATTTTAAAAATGAACGAGATTTCTTTTCAAGAGGAATATTCTTTTCCCGGCTTGGTTGCACCAAGTGGACGTCCTCTTCGATAGCTTTGACTTTGCGGTCTTTGATGATTCGGGTAATCTAGACTTCCTGATTGAATACAACGGTATTCAACATTATCAACCTAAGTCAAAGTTCGGTGGAGCAAAGGGTCTCTATCAACAACAATATAATGATAATTTAAAACGTCGTTTTTGTATGGAGCATGGGATAACGCTTGTCGAGATTCCATATTCCGACGAAGCGTTCATTAATTATAATTACATTATGGAAAAAGCAGGATACTAAATGAAGGAGGTGAAATCTTGGAACGGCAAGATGAAATCCGTAGTAAAGGTTTCGACCTAACGAATCCTAAATCTGGATTCATGACTCGTTCTGAATTTATTGATAAATTTGGACAAGATGCATCTACTGATTATGATACTTATCAACAGTACGCAGAGATGCGGGCGGGCCTCCGCACAATTAACGATGCTGTAATTGATGTTGGAACTTATAAACAAATAAACACCAATTACGGTAGTAAAAAATATGTTCTTGAATAGATTGATAAGGGTAATGTTCAAGAATTGCGGCGAATCTCTGATTTTTATTATAATTCTAATGGCATTTATCGTAGAGCTTGTCAATTGTTAGCTATTTTATATAGATATGATTGGTATGTAACCCCTCAAATGGATGACTTGGTTTGGAAAGATAAGAAAGAATCTAAATTACTTAAAGATGTGGGAACTGTTTTGCGGTATTTAGATAATTCAGAAATTAAACGTACTTTGGGCAATATCGCTTTAAAGGTAATTCGTCAAGGCGTTTATTATGGCATCTGGCTGGACTGGGATGATAAATTTTCCTTCCAACAGTTACCTGCTGATTATTGCCGGAGCCGTATGTTCAGTGGAATTGAACCAGTCGTAGAGTTGAATCTTAAATTCTTTGATGCTTATTTTCGCAATGAGGAGTATCGTATCAAGGTTTTAAAGCTTTTCCCAAAAGAGGTTCAGCAGGCTTATATTAAATATAAAAATGGAAAGTTGCCTTTACTCTACCCTGGAGATACGGCAGGTTGGGTTGCGCTCGACCCCGGCACCGCAATTAAGTTTTCTTTAAGTGACAGTGATTATCCTAATTTAATTAGTGTAATTCCGTCTTTAATTGACCTTGACGCCGCGCAAGAGCTTGACCGCAAGAAAACAATGCAACAACTCGTGAAAGTCCTTATTCAGAAACTTCCACTTGATAAAAATGGAGATTTGATTTTTGACTTGGATGAAGCAAGAGACATTCACAACAACGCAGTTGCAATGTTAAAACGGGCGGTTGGCATTGATGTGTTAACGACTTTTGCAGATATTGATACCGTAGATACTCAAGATAAAACAACGGTTGCGTCTACTGATCCCTTGCAAAAGGTTGAACGTACCGTTTATAATAACTTAGGTATTTCTCAGAATTTGTTTAATACCGAAGGAAGTACCGCCCTTGAAAAATCAGTTATTAATGATGAGGGCAGCGTGCGGGATCTGGTATATCAGTTTCAGTCTTTTTTAAATAAGGTTGTTAAAAAGTTTAATCGTGCTGGTCATTATTCATTTAGAGTAGAGATTCTTGAGACTACTATTTACAACTATAAAGATCTTTCAAAAATGTATAAAGAGCAGACACAAATTGGCTTCGGTAAGCTACTCCCGCAAATAGCGCTTGGCCATTCACAATCTGCGATTCTATCAACAATTCAATTTGAGAATAATGTTCTCAAACTAAGTGAGATTATGATTCCGCCCATGATGTCTAGCACGATGAGTTCTAAGACGACTTCTCAAAAATCAGCTAATGAACAAATTGTGACAGGCGAAGAAAAGAAAACAGCAGGGCGGCCTGAACTTGAGGAAGATAAAAAGTCTGAAAAGACATTACAAAATGAAGAAGCACAAAAGTGAGAGGAGTGAAAGAGTATGATGCACGTTAGTGTTCCTATTGATTCTACCATAGAATTTATTGAGGAAACCGAAGTCTCTCCTCTCATTTCTAAGGTAAAAATCAAAGTTTGCTACGTTGGTGACCAGCCCAACCGCAATAAAACAGTTATCACTAAAGAACTTGCGGAAGAGCTAGGTAAGAAGTTACCAGGTAGTCCAATTTGCGGCGCGTATAACCCAGATACTGGAGATTTTGAGCAGCATAACAAAGAGATTCAAATCAACGGAGATTCCTTTGCTATTGTTGATGTCACTAAGCCCTATGGTTTTGTTGATGTAAATGCGCCAGTTTGGTTCCAGAAATTCCTAGATGATAATACGGTGGAGCGTGAATACCTTTGTACAGAGGGTTATCTTTGGACGGATGCATATCCAGAGTGCCAGCGCATTATTGAAAAAGGAAACAATCAATCACTTGAATTTAATAATGAAAATTTTTCAGGAGTTTGGACAAAACAAGATAATTCAAATGCGAGATTTTTCATTATAAATGAAGCGATAATTGAAAAATTATGTATACTAGGCGAAAATTATGAGCCTTGTTTTGAAGGTGCGCAAATCAAAACTGAGTTTTCTCTTGATGATCAGTTTGCGGAAATGCGGCGGACCATGTACAGCATGGCGCAAGACCTTCATGAAGTTTTAAGTAAAGGAGGAAATACAGTGCCTACTGAATATGCTGTTGAAATTGGTAGTTCTCTATTTGATGCTATTTGGGACAAGATGTGGCGTCTTGGCAATTATCGTATTAAAGGCATCTTTGAAGAGGGCGACCAAAAGTTTGCTATTATGCAGGACCGCGACAATCTAAAGTTATTCCGTTTAGATTTTCAGTATGATGAAGAAAATGGCTTTGTTCCCGCTGATGAAGTTGTTGAAGTGACTGAAACGTTTACCTCGGCCGCTACTCAGTATTCTGAGGAAGCTCTTGATGCTTATGAAACCGAGTATAAAGCTAAGCAAGAGCCTAAAGAGGATGAGGGCGAGGACGAAGACGAGGAAAAGAAAAAGCCTGGTCAGGAAAACTCTCTGGAGGGCGATGAGCCAGTTAAAGAGAACTCTCTGACTGAGGAAGAGCCAGCGGTGGAGCCTGAGGTTATTGAGGAGCCCACTCCCGCTTCTGCGTATAGTCTAGATGAGGTTGTTGAGTATCAAGAGTTACTAACTAAGTATTCTGCTCTTGAGCAAGAGAAACAATCTATGGAGGATGAATTAAAGACTTTGCGCGAGTTTAAACTTGCGGCTGACCGCAAGGAAAAGCAAGCTATGATTGATAGCTTTTATATGTTATCTGACGAGAATAAACAAGATGTGATTGATCACATTGATACTTATTCTCTTGATGATATTGAGGCTAAGTTAAGTGTTATTTGCGTTCGCAATAAGGTGAGTTTTGTTAATGAAAATGAGCCCACCGCACCTACTGCCTATAATTTAAACACTGCTTCTGATAGCATTGAGGAAGAATGGATTCGTGCTGTCAAGGCTAAAGAAAATTCTAAAAACTAATCTATAAGGAGGATATATAAATGGCTAAGACCAATTTAAGTGGCGCGAAGTTCGTTAAGCTAGGATATGGGCAACTCGAACCTAACCATCTGTCTGCGCGCCGGAACGGTAAGATTTATGCTCAGCTGCCTGCCAAGGCTGATATTGAGATGCTGCAGAATGGCCAGTTCGTGAAGTACAACTATGCGGCTGGTGTTGTTGATTTTGAGGGCGAGGGTCCTTGGATGCTCGTTTTCAATGAGCCGAAGGTCTATGAGGATCGTCAGACCAATGCTGATTTTGCTATGAAGAAAGAGGATTATGCTCCTTACGGCTATAGCCTGAATGATGATACCCTGTCTCAGTTAAATGGTGTTTACAATGCGGCCAATGATGCTATGCCTGCTGGGACCTCTATGGTTCCTCGTGTTATGACTACCGATGCTGGTGACATCATGACCATTAATCTGGTTGATGAAGAGTCTCTAGCTCAGGGTGATAAGCTGGCTCCTAATGCTAAGGGCATTCTGGACAAGGCTTCCGCTGCTGCTGCTACCGAATGTGTGTGGCAGGTTGCCAAGGTTTATACCATGCCCGATGGTCAGCCTGGTGTCAAGCTGATTCGTATTAAGTAATTGAAAGGAGAGATTAGAATATGTTAGAAATGAAGCAACTACTTGCGTTGGCTCGCGCGGCCGCTGATGCTAATCGCTCCGCCGCTACTTGCTATAGTGTGAATGGTGAGAATCTGAGTGTTTCCGCCATCAATGATACTCTGCGTGATCAGTTTAATGAGATTGCTGGTACTTATAATCTGTATCGTGAGAATAAGACCAAGGTTTACTCCCTGATGGAGACTGTTCTGGATGATATTCTCCCCACTCGTGTGCTGCAGCGTTATGCTGACTTTGCTGAGACTCAGACCTTTGCTCAGGGCACTAAGCCTGTATTTATCCGCAAGACTGGTAAGATGCGCGCTAAGCAGTTCATCACCAAGGTCGGTCTGGCTGGTCGTTACGAAGTGTTCGCTCTGGGTGAGAAGAGCTTCGAGGTCGCTACCTCTGCTATCGGCGGCGCTGCCGCTATCGGCTTTGAGGAGTTCCTGGATGGCCGCGTTGATTTCGCCGAGCTAATTAATATCGTGCTAGAGGGCATGGATGAGCTGGTTCTGCGTGAGATTGCTAAGGCCCTGATGGCTTCTATTGGTCAGCTACCTGCCGCAAATAAGGTTTCTGCTGCTGGCTTTGATGAGGCTGGTATGGATCGTCTGATCGCTGTGGTTTCCGCTTATGGTACTCCTGTGATTTATTGCACTCGTGAGTTTGCCTCTAAGATGGTTCCTCAGACTGGTTGGATCTCTGATAATATGCGCGACGAGATGTGGCGCAGTGGCTTCCTGGCTACTTACAAGGGTGTGCGCGTGATTCTACTGCCTCAGTCCTTTGAGGATGAGACTAATGCCAAGAAGGTTATTGATCCTGGCTATGCTTGGGTTATGCCTACCGGCTCCGCGGAGAAGCCCGTTAAGGTTGCTTTCGAGGGTTCTGCCCATGTTCGCGAGGTTGAGAATGATGACTGGTCCCGCGAGATGCAGACCTATCAGAAGGTCGGCGTTGGCGTGATGTTCACCAATAATATGTGCTCTTATGTTGATACTCAACTGCAGGGCAAGCTGGACACTATCTAATTCCTTGGGGAGGGGATAAACTCCCTCCCCAATTTATTTTTATTTGAGAAAAAGGAGATAAATTAAATATGGACAACAAGATTTCTATTACCAATCGTAGCTTTGGTACTGTTATTTATAACATTCCTGAAATGGGAATTCGGCGTGAGTTTGCCCCCAAAGAAACTAAGAAAATTACTCCTGAAGAGCTAGAAGCATTGACCTCTCAGCCGGGTGGCCGTGAGCTAATTGAGGGTTATTTGTTAGTGCATGACGCGAAAGCTCTTGAAGATATTGTTAATATTCAAGTTGAGCCTGAGTATTGGCTGACTGAGGAGAAGATTCCTAATTGGATGCAAACTTGCTCTAATGATGAGTTTCTTGATGCTTTGAATTTTGCGCCCGATGGAGTTAAGTCTTTAATCAAGGATTATGCCGTCAAGTTGCCTTTAAATGACTATAATAAGATTGGTGCTATTAAGGACATTCTTGGATTTGACGTTATGGGTGCAATTCGCCTTGCCAAGGAATCTCAAGAGGACGTAAAGCCAGTTGCTAACACAGCTCGTCGCTCTAATCCCAACTATAAGGACGATGCGGAGACCCCCTCTGCCGCGACAGCTCCCGTTCGCCGCATGAGTTTGAATAAGTAACATAGGAAGGAGGCAACTAAATGACCTCTTTTGAAAACCAAATTGGAGACGCCTTCTTCGCGATTATTACTGATGATTTATATGCATTTAATCCAGAGACGGGAGAGGGCGGCCCCGGCATTATGACCAAAGAAGAAACGTAGGATGATTTAACGAACATTTTCAAAGCCGCGATTCCTGGTTTTGAATTTCCTCGTTTTGCTTTGTATGATTTTGATCCAGTAACTTGCGATTACGCAGAAGATTTAACATTGGAGGAAATTCGCATCATTGCAAATCTTATGGCTCTTGTTTGGTTACAAAGACAAATTACATCAATAGAAAATACTCGTCAAAAATATTCAGGTTCAGCGTTTAAGCTAACCAGTCAAGCGTCTCATTTAAGTAGATTGCTTTCTACTCAAGAGGCTTGTGAAAGAATTGATCGCCATGCACAGCGTTTATACAAGCGCCGCAAAAGAGATGAAGATGGAAGGTATTCATCTAATTGGGGCAGTCTAGTAGGAAAGAGCGTATTTGATGGAGACTAAATACAATTTTTCTTTTACCAAGGATACGTTTGATACGGATATGCGGCGGTTGGTTAATCAAGTGTGGAAGCTTATCCCCATGCGTGAAAATCAAGAGGATTGGGAATTACATTTAAATACTATCGTAGAGGAAATTGCTGGATTACACGAATTGTTTGATTCTCAAGTGAATTATTTAATTATTTTATCTAAATTAGAGGGACTACGACATCCGGTGTGTGAAGACTTTATGATATATCGTAAAACAGTATTTAGATGTATTGACCTATTAGGGAAACTAACACATGAAGAGTAATCAAGCTTTAATGCGGCGACGTCTTGAATTACAAGGCGGCGTTGAACAAGATAAACGAATGATTCAAGATAAGTATAAAACTTTCTTGGGTTCATTGAGATATTCGTATCAAGCTTGTACTGTGCGGCGAGTACAGGAACGGGAAACCGCAATTAATGTTACTGATAACCTTTCTCTTGTTGAGGATTCTTATCGTGCATTAATTAATCCTGATAAGCTAAAACAAGATTATGACGACAAGATTCTTTCTATTGATTACAAAACCGAGTATAAACCAGGTGATGTTTTTGAATGGATAACTGAGCATGGTTTAACTACTCATTGGATTATTTATTTACAATCGCTGGAAGAAGATGCCTACTTTGAGGGTGAGATTCGCCGGTGTAAATATATGATTAAATTTAGAGACGATAAAGATGGCAAGATTTATTCTACCTACGCAGCAATCAGAGGCCCAGTTGAGACTAAGATTGAGAGTATTCAGAAAAATCAAATTCGTATTGATGTGCCTAATTTATCTCTAAATATTTTAATCCCAAGAAATGAACAAACAGTAAGATTGTTTAAACGTTACTCTGAATTTATGTTTGACGGTAAATGTTGGCGAGTTCAAGCGCCTGATTCTATTTCTATGGAAGGTGTGCTTGAAATTAATGCAGAAGAGTATTATAAAGATCGTGACACGGATACTGATGATGTAAAAGATGGCTTGCTTGAGTTTGAACCTATCCCCGTTTTAGACGATGGAGATATTCAAGGTAACGGAATTATTAAACCAAAGATTGCAGAGATTTATTCTGTGAATACTGAAACCATCGGGACTTGGAGTGCAAAGCTTGGAGAAGGGTGTGCTCCCGTCAAGCTGGAAGCAGATGGCAATACTGTAAAATTAACGCGGCTAAAGTCTACTAGTTGCAGTTCTGGATTTGAATTACAATGGAGTGCGGGGGACGATGTGCGTAGCCGCACTATTGTAGTTGAATCTCTGTTTTAATAGATTGGAGAAAAAGGTATGAGAGTTAATTCATATGAGTTTCCCAAGTCTAGTTTCTTGGGAATGCCCAAAGATTGCGCGCTCTTGATGGATAAAATTTTGAGTAATCAGAATTTACTTAAACTTATTTATTATAATGGGCGCGACTGGAAGGAAAAGCCAGATTTAACAAGTGAACAGATTAAAGATATGCTGAGTAGCGATCCAGAGAAGCGGCAAATTTCTCTGATTCCTAGGTTGTATATTCATCCAGAGATTCATACTTATTTACATATTTCATATGGTAAATTTATTCCTAATGCGACTAATCCTCATTATAGAGATAATACTTTCTATATTGATATTTATTGTCATTATGAAGATTGGGATTTAGGTAATTATGAATTAAAACCGTATCGTATTGCGGGCGAGATTGATGCCATGTTAGATGGTAAACATTTAACAGGTATTGGTGAATTACAGTTTATTGAAGCAGGACCAGCTATTTATAATGAAGATTTTGCGGGAGTGTCTCTGACGTATTATGCCATTCGTGGCGATGAGGACAAGAAGAATCCTCTTGAATGATATAAATTTAGCCTTGATGTGCGGCCACGACATACCTATCGCCGCATTTCAAACGGTTATTCATCCTTTAACTTTACGAGAAATTGGTTTAATGGGTGAGGATAATTTCTTTGAAGCAACTAATTATCTCTGTTTAGAAAAAGAATGGATAACTTAGGACAAAATTGTTTTAGAGACATACTCAAATTTTCAAATATTTATGAAGGTACTACAAGATCCAGCATCAAGTGATAAAAAGGAGTCTGTTCATACTTTGCTTTCTCTCTTGTTTCCTCTCTGTTCTGTGTCGTTTACTCCAAATTCTATATTACTTTATAATAAAGAATTAAAACAAGCCAATATGATAGATGATAACACATTTGGTGATTTTTAGGCAGTCATAAAGAAGGTGCTATGTTTAGGAGATATGCGGCAAGGGGATAATGTTACATATAACCCTGCTAATGAGCGTGCCAAGCGCATAGCTGATAAATTGATGAAGAGTCGGCTCAAGATAGCAGAGATTAAAAATAATAAGAAAGAAAGCGCTTTAACTAAGTATATTTCGATACTGTGTATTGGAAATAGAATGTCATTAAATGAATGTTTGGGACTAACATTGTTTCAATTGTTTGATTTAATGGAAAGGTTCAGCTTATATTCTAATTGGGAAAATGATTTCCGCGTGCGGCTTGCGGGTGGAGACCCAAAGAAGGAAGCTGAAAATTGGATGAAAAATCTACATTAATATAAGGAGGAAACTATATTATGAAATTTGGTTCTCGTGAAGTGGCCAATGTGGTTTTCCGTGCTAAGAACAAGATGGCTCTGGGTTCTCGTACCTTCTATAAGGATGAGCCTGTGCTGTACTTTGATACGCTGAAGACCTCTGGCCTAGAGGGTGCTGCTACTAGTGTCTACGCTCAGGGTTAATTATTAGCTCCTTTTATCAGTGATGATAAAATGATAATTACTTTAATTGCTGGAACGCCCAATAGAAGTCCCCATTGGGTAATCAGCAGCTAAGATTCAAAATTTATAAGATGGAGGAATTTGTTAATGGATAAGATCCAAATTAGTAAATTTTTGCCGGAAGTAAAAGATCGTTACTATATCAATAGACAAGGCGAACTTTTTACAGACGATGGTTAGAAAAAAATGAAAGATTGTGTTAAAAATGGATACGTTAAGAACACGTTAATCTTAAAAGACGGACGAGAAAAGGCTTATTTTCGACACAGATTAGTGATGATTTGTTTTAATCCCATTGAGGATTATGAAAAATTGCAAGTGAATCATAAAGATGGAGATAAATTAAATAATTGTGTTGATAATCTAGAGTGGTGCACTAATCAAGAAAACCGTATTCATGCTGTAAAGATTGGTTTGGCTGCTTCTCTTAAAGGAGAAACTAATCCTGCTAGTAAGCTTATTGAATCTCAAGTTCTTGACATTATTCAAGATTTATTGCACAATATTCCTTATTCTGATATTGCAAGAAAGTATAATTGTTCAAAAAGCACAATTGGTGCAATTAAGAATAAGAGAAATTGGAAATATCTAACCCAAGATATAGATTTTGATTAAAGTTCAACGACTATCTTCGTGAGAAGAGTACACTACAAGCGATTGGTAGTGGAAATGGGTAAATTCTTTTGATATAGGAAAGAATAAGATATAGTCTGATCTATACGAATATTTAAATGTATAGCAGTTCATAAGAGAACGCATATGATGTAGCGAATCATATGGAACAAAATGGGTTGGGGCAACCCTCGTCTGATTGCTTGGGAAGGCGATAAGACTCTTACGCTCACGATGCAGGATGCTCTGCTTTCTCCCGAAGGCCTAGCTATTCTTTCTGGTGCTGACCTGATTGCGGCGACCGCTGATGCTCCTATTTATGTGCATCAGACCTCTCAGGTTGAGGTTAAGACCGCTAATACTATCGTCCTGCCCAAGGGCATTGTTCCTTGTTGGAACGGTGGTCGCAAGAGTGGCGCTACTGATGCTGGTGCAAACAAGTATACATTCCATAAGGAGGCCGATATTTTCTGCATGAAGCTAGATACGGATGGTGAAATTGCGGGCGAGCCTTGTGTGCCGGCTAGCGTGACCGTGGACGGCGATGGCGCTGAGGCCGTTGCTACTATCAAGTGTCATGCCGATGGTGAGAATATTACCACAGAGTTGCCTGTTGGTGCCGTTGTTCTGGTTGACTATTATGTCACTAAGACTGCTGGCTTCCAAGCTGAGATTACTGCTGATAAGTTTGCTGGTAACTTCTACATTGAGGGCGAGACTCTGTTCCGTCGTGAGGCTGACGGTGTGGATATGCCTGCTGAAATGGTTATTCCTAACGGCAAGGTTCAATCCAACTTTAACCTGACGTTTAGCAACAGCGGAGACCCGGCCACGTTCGACTTTACTGTCGACTGCTTCCCTGCCTACACTAAGTTTAACAAAACTAAGAAGGTTCTGGGCCTAATTCAAGTGATTGATGAGGAGTCCCTGAGTGCGGAAGAGATCCGTGAGGCTTGCGCGGTTGGCTAATTAAGATTTTAAGGGAAGGAGCAATCCTTCCCTTTTTTCTTTTATCAAGAGAGAGAGAAAGGAGTAGAGTATGGCAAAACAAA